CACATTACGATGGCAGTAATTATATTGTCTTTGCAATAAACATAATATAATGGAAGAGATAAAAGCACCAAAGAAAGAAAGAAAGTTTTTAAAAGCCGTTGGAAACATTGCCAAGGTGTTAGCCAATGAATTAGTAATGGGAATAGCAAGAAAGTTTATCGGCAAAGCCATTGACAAAGTAGGCAACAAAAAACAAGGACTTGTAATTGCTTTTATTTTGGTGGCAGGAATATCTTATGCCTCTATTGATTCCATTCCCTACCCAATAACAGGCAATAAGCAGAGATTAGGATGGCAGACCAGTGGCAACGGCTTGGTATGGAGAGGTCTTGTTTCTGATACAGTAACTAAGCCGACAAGCTATGCAGATAAAAATGTAAAAGCCTATCTTATTCTTGATTCTGTTAGCGGTTCTTTATATGTATTTAAGCAAGGTTCATGGGCAGCCATTAGTGGTGCAGGTACTACAATAGATACAACATCGTTAAGTAATAGAATTAATTTAAAGGTTAATATATCTGACACAGCTGCAATGTTGTTACCTTATTTTAGGGATGCAGATACATCCACTTTAAATCTTATATCAAGATTTGCACTAAAATTAAATATTTCTGACACTGCATCTATGTTGGCTAATTACGCATTAAAAGCCTACGCAGACACAAGCGGCAGATTTTACGCGCGTCAAGATTTTAGAAATGTATCATCAAGCACTTTAACCTGGACACAAACAGATACTTTAGTAGTAAACGATACAACATCTTTGCAAGTATATAGGAATGGTCAAATACTATTACCAAGCCAATACACTGTACCTACAAATGCCTCTGTTGTCATTGGCTCAACTGCTTATAAAATAGGTGAAAATTATACTGTCATTTTACCTCGCGGTGGTGGAGGTGGTGGTAGTGGCAGCGGATCACTTACCTCAATCTCCGGTGGTACGGGGATTACAGTAAGTCCTAATCCAATTACAACCACTGGCACAGTCTCCGCAGACTTAACTGTATTAATGGAGCTAACAGATACAACTTTATTAAATCTTACTACAAGGTTTGCTACTAAGCAAAATAATATTACATTAACTACTACTGGGACAAGCGGAGCTGCTACCTTAACCGGTGCAACTTTGAACATTCCTCAATACAGTGGAGGAGGCACAGGTACAGTTACCAGTGTAGGTAGTGGTTACGGATTACTTGGTGGGCCTATAACAACAACTGGCACACTACGCGTTGACACATCCACAGTCTATGACTTTGTAAGAGATAGCATTGTGGCAGTTGAAATAGGAGGAGACACAATTAAAATAATTAAACAGGAATACGAAAATGTTACAAGTGACACATTGACATTTACTATCCTTCCTAAATTTCCTATTCAACTAAGGCAGTTTATTTTACTTTTCCGAAATGGGCAGTTATTACTTAATGACCAATTTACAGTAATTGATACAAACAAAGTTAAGATAGCAGCCACATCTTACAAAGTAGGCGAAAACTACACTTTAGTCACAGTAAGCGGCATCGGCTCTGTTTCCTCTGCGCAATCAAATCCCATCTACCCAGAGGCAGGCATAGCCCTGTCCACAGGCACAACATGGACAACATCAATTACAAATAATTCAAGTAATTGGAATACAGCATATACAGATAGGTTAAAATGGGATGGAGGTAGCACTGGCATTGTTGCAGCGACAGGGCGAACAAGTTTAGGTGGTACAACTATTGGACAATCAATGTTCACTTTAACTAATCCTTCAGCCATTACCTTCCCACAGTTCAATGCTGATAACTCTGTTACTGCTTTATCCGCTGCTAATTTTCGCACAGCCATAGGAGGCGGCACGGTTACAAGTGTAACGGCATCCGGAACAAGTGGGAATCCATTATCTATTACAAATACAACTACTACTCCAGTCATTGAATTATTAAGCGCTACAACTGCAAGAAATGGATATTTAACATCAACTGATTGGACTACATTTAATAATAAATTTGCCTTTTCTGATACAACCTCTTTAAATTTAACATCCAGATTTTCGACTAAACAAGATAATATAACACTTACCACAACAGGCACAAGCGGAGCTGCTACATTAGTTGGTGCTACATTAAATATACCACAATATAGCGGTGGAGGTGGTGGTAGTGGCACAGTTACAAGTGTAGGATTAACTGCACCATCTATATTTACTGTTAGCGGCTCACCTGTTACAACAAGCGGCACTTTGGCATTGACATATAGTGGTAACGCTCTGCCATTAGCAAATGGCGGTACAGGTGCCACAGACGCAGCAAATGCAAGAATAAGTTTAGGTGGCACAACAAGTGGAATATCATTATTTACTTTAACAAATAGTGTATCTGATAAATTTATAAAAGTAAATAGTAATAATACAATTACATTATTAAGTGCAGATGATACACGAACAACGATAGGAGCAGGCACGGGTAGTGTTACAAGTGTAGCAATGAGTGTACCTACTTTCTTATCTGTATCTGGCAGCCCTGTAACATCAAGCGGTACATTGGCTGTATCATTAAGCGGTGTGCCCTTGCCTGTGTTAAACGGTGGCACTGGCGGAGCAAATGAAACAGATGCAAGGAATCAATTAGGTGCAGCGTGTAAATCATGTACGGAGACATTGACAGGGAATAAAACATTTAGTGGCAATATAGTAATATCTGGTTCAAGTACATTAAATGTAGGTTCAAGCGGTACATTTGGAGGTAAGGTAAATACTCCTTGGTTAGAGAGAACATACACATCATCTACTGCTACAACATTGACAGTTAGTGTAAATACCACATGGTTAAATATACATCAAGATGCTACTGTTACACTTACATTACCAAGTGCAGCTACTTATCCTGGTAAAGAATTAATTATTAAACAAACAGGCAGCGGAAATGTATTTTCTGCATCTTCTAATATAATTGGTTTTACAACTGCTTTTAGTGGTTCTACGCAAACTTCAATTATAGCTCCTGCTACATATAGATTTGCAACACTTGTAAGTGATGGTACAAATTGGGTTATAATGCAAAGAAATAATTAAAAAACATAAACATGAAACAACTTATTCCCCTCTTCCTCTTCCTTTTGCCTTGCCTTGCATGGGCACAGTATCCAAGCAATGGCAATCAAAAGATAACATTAGGAGAACAGACGACTGCCGATGGGCTTTTATTTCGGGGTGTGGCGGCAACTGATACAGTGCGAAAGCCAAGTGTTGATACAATGGCTTACATGGTTCTTGATACTACTACAAATATAATATGGCATTATAAAAAGGCAACGAGCAACGCGTGGTTGCGTTTAAACCTTTTACCGAGCGACACGGCTTCGATGCTTACTCCTTATTGGAGGGCAGATAGATTTAGTGGTGTTTTGCCTGTGGCGAATGGGGGAACAAATCTAACAACATTGTCTGCTGCAAATAGAATACCTTTTGCATCATCTGCAACTGCATTAACAACTGATAATGGATTAAGATTTGATAATTCTACTAATAAATCATTAATAGTAGAGAATGCAAGCGGTGCTGCAACTTTAAGTATTTTTGGAGAACCTGCGTCTGGCAGCATTATTCGAGTAGGTAGGGGTAAAAATACAGCGGTACTTGCTCAAATAGATAATAAAATATTTTATGGAGGCGGTGACGCAGATGGATTTTCTGGTTTTTTTGCTGGTGGAGAAGAAAGAATGATATTAAATACTGCTGGAGAATTAGGAATTGGTTATGGCGCAACCGATAACGGTGCTTATAAATTGCAAGTTAATAGTCAAATATTTGCTACTAATGCAACTATTGCAACATCTGATATAAGATTTAAAGAAAATATACAACCTTTAGATAAAGGATTAGAAATTATAAATAAATTAAAACCAGTTAAATTTAATTTTATAACAACAACAGAAAATAATTTTAGTGAATTTGATGAAATAGGTTTTATTGCTCAAGATGTTGAAGGGGCAATGTCAACAGAATTATTTGCCAAAGCAGTTGTAAAAAAATTAGATGAGGATAAAGACGATAGCGCACTTGGACTAATGACTGAAAAATTAATACCAATTTTAGTCAAAGCCATACAGGAACAACAAGCCCTAATCAAAGCCCTTGAACAAAGAATTATTAACCTTGAAAATAAATAAAATGAGATACGTATTATTATTCCTTCCCTTGTTTTCCTTTGCGCAAGACGTTGTCAAAGACAC